TAAAACTAATGAGGGATGAGATTAATGGACGTAAGTGAGCAGACAGGTGAAGTGTTTAAGTCTGTACGAGCAGACGTAGACCCTGTGTCAGGCAATGAAGTCCCCCCAGGTGCACTGCCTGAAGAGGTACGTGATAACATTGATGCTAAGCTATCTGAGGGCGAGTATGTTGTACCTGCTGACGTGTTGCGTTACTATGGTCTAAAGTTCTTCGAGGACCTCCGTAACAAAGCTAAGACAAAGATGGAAGAGCTTGACGATGATGGTCGCATTGGTGGTGAGCCTGTTATGGATGACATGCCAGTTCAGGAGGATGAAGAACTACCTTTTGATATTCGTGAACTAAAAGTACGTCAAGCACCAGACATGGAAANGCAGATGGCTGAGGGTGGCCTTGTAAGCGGTTATGATGAAGGCGGTGATGTTACTAAAATGGTTAGGCCNGACTTTATGAAAGATGTGGCCCCTCCTGCAAGTCCAGCACCNTCTGTAACAAAAACNTACGTAAACGATCAAGGTCAAACCATGAGTATTAGGTTTGTAAATGGCGTTGCAGTACCTTCTATTCCTCCAGGCTACAGAGAGGCTAGTGCTTCTAATGTCGCAGAGAGTACAGGCTCTACTACCCCTGTTGTGAGTGAAGAGGGCGATGCTTATGAGTACGCTAAGCAGCAAGAGGAAGACAGAGAAAGAGCAGCAGAGCAGAGTGAACGCTTTAAGGATATGACGCCTGAAGAGCTTAGTAAATCTTTAGCTCAGTCTCAGAAGACACTTGGTGTTGCGGGTAAGGCTGCAGGTCTCGCTCTTCCTGGCGCAGGTTTGATCGCAGGACTAGCTGGTAGAGCGGATGGCTTTGCTATTGCTAGAGCGGCTAGAGACGGCTACATGAATGCTACTACTCAGGCTGAAAAAGATGCCTACGCACAGGTACATATGGATGCTACAATGCGAGGCAAAGAAAAGGGTGAAGGTATTCTTGGTGGCGGCGGCTTGCTAGGCGGCGGTGGAACTCTGAATGACGTAAACAATGATGGTAGAATTGACTTCGGCGATACGCTCTTAGGGGATCTATTAGGCTTTGACGGAAAAGGCGGTGTTCAAGGGCCTGGCTTAAGGCGCTCTGTAGGAGGTGACCGCAGAACAGGCGGCACAGGAAAGTACTCTAATGAGTTGAGTGAAACTAAATCGTATGATACGGGTGAAGGCCTCTCTGCAAACGATGACTACGACTTTAGTATAGACACTAGCGGCTTCGAATAACAACAACTACAATAACCAACTATAAGGCTACCCAGCAATAAGGCTGGCCCCAACATAAAAAAGGACTACAAGAATGGCAAACGCAGCACCTACAGTAGACAGTGCAATGCACAACCGTAATCTAGCACGTATTAAGCAACAAGAGCGTGAGATAGCAGAGCTAGAGGGTACACTCAATGAAGAAGAAGAGACAGAGAGTGTAGAAGCCCAAGAGGTTGAAGTAGAAGAGGTAGAAACTCGTAAAGCAGAACCAGAGCCTCAGAAAGAAGAAGAGGAACTATCTGCAGAAGAGAAAACCTTTAAGCAACGCTACGGTGATCTACGTCGCCATTCTTCAGAGCAGAAGAAAGCCCTAGAAGAGCGCATTGCCACTATGGAAGCGCAGCTTAAACGTGCAGCAGATAATGAGCTTGTACTACCTAAGACACAACAGGACATTGATGAGTGGTCTAAGAAGTACCCTGATGTTGCAGGTCTTGTTGAAGCTATTGCTGATAAGAAAGCACAGGAGCGTTCCTCTGAGATTGATAGTCGCCTTAAAGAAGTAGAGGCTATGCGTGATGCAGCTAAGCGTGAGAAAGCAGAAGTAGCTCTACTACAGCGTCACCCTGACTTTGCTGATATCCGTGAGGATGACGCCTTTCATGCATGGGCAGAGAAGCAGCCACCAGTATATCAGAACGCCCTATATGATAACCCAGATGATGTAGACTCTGTAGCACGTGTCATTGACATGTACAAAGTAGACATGGGTATCAAGACTAAGAAGCCTTCTGCTGATAAGGGTGCTGCAGCCTCAGTTAAAACAAGAGGTGCTCGCACTGTTGTAGATGCAGAAGAGTCTAGCAATATGCTAAGCGAGTCTCAGGTTAACAAGATGTCACTTGACGAGTTTGACAAGCGGCAAGACGAGATCATGGACGCAATGCGTTCTGGTAAGTTTATCTACGATGTTTCTCAATAAAGCATTGACAACCAGAGCATCTTAGGTAAAACTAATGGCATGTACGGCTACAAGTTGGCTGTCATGCTTAAACTAGAGGTACTGCATAGGTTTAGCGGCCTATGTAGCCCTCAATTAAAGCACTAGCCACTAAAAGAACTACCCAACAGAGTATAGGCCCAGCGCACTAAGACCTGCAAATCTTATTGTGTTGTTACCCTAGAAATAGCTTGGCCTCTTATGTGGATATGATGTTTTTACTGACTACTACTCCCTAAATACATGTCATATCTATAGGAGAATTAAAATGGCATTCGCAAAAGCATCAGGTTATACCAACCTGAACAACGGGAACTTCTCCCCAGAGATCTTCTCAAAAAAGGCACAGCTTGCATTCCGTAAGTCTGCAGTTGTAAACGCAATCACAAACTCCGACTACTTCGGTGAGATTTCTGCTCAGGGCGACTCTGTTCGCATCATGAAAGAGCCAGACATCACAGTGAACGCTCTTCAGCGTGGTACAGGTGTTACGGCACAGGACCTCGTTGACACGGACTTCCAGCTGACCATCGACAAAGCTAACTACTTCATGTTCAAACTGGACGACATTGAAGAAGCGCATAGCCACATCGACTTCATGAACTTGGCTACAGATCGCGCTGCTTATAAAATGGCAGATGCGATGGACAACGATGTTCTTAAGTATCTCTCAGGTTACACTACTGCAAACGCTGTTAACACAACTGTTAACGGTACTGTAGCAGATGCAGCTGCAGGTACAGACGAACTGTTGGCTTCTAACAAGTTGGATATGTCTGACTTTGGCAACATCACGACAACACCTTCTGCAAGCACAACGGGTGACTCTATTCCACTCGCTCCACGCTTGACAGGTGCAACTGCTGTGTCTACTTCTACAGCAACACCTTTGCAGGTTCTTGCTCGTATGTCTCGTCGTTTGGATGAGCAGGATGTTGACACACGTGGTCGTTGGATTGTACTTGACCCCGTGTTCATCGAAATGCTGAAGGATGAAGATTCACGTCTTCTGAACGCAGACTTTGGTGGTTCTGGTCTTATGAACGGCTTGTTGGCAGACAACATTCACGGCTTCCGTGTTTACCAGTCTAACAACCTTCCTGCAGTAGGTACAGGTCCAGGTACAGGTGGTGCAACTGCACAAGATGACAACTACGGTGTTATCGTTGCGGGCCACGACTCTGCTGTAGCAACAGCTGAGCAGATCTCTAAAGTAGAGAAGTACCGTGACCCAGATAGCTTCGCAGACATCTGCCGTGGTATGCAGCTTTATGGTCGTAAGATTCTGCGCCCTGAAGCGATCATCACAGCACGTTTCAACGCTGCTTAAACAGTAATAACTTAGGGGCTGGCCCAGCGCTGGCCCCTTTGTGTTTAATTGAAAGGACATCTCAAGATGGCTATCACTACTGCAATGTGTAACAGCTTCAAAGAAGAGCTTCTTGGGGGTGAACACGACTTAGATACAGACGTTATTAAGATTGCTCTTATCAAGGATACTCCTTCAGGCACTTATGGCGCTGGTACAACAAACTATAGTAACGTCACTGTAAACACAGACGAATCTGTAGGTACTAACTACACAGCTGGGGGTAATACCCTGACTAGCCCTGTTATCTCACTTGATGGTTCTACAGCTATTGTAGACTTCGCAGATACAACATGGGCCTCTGCTACTGTGTCTGCTGACGGGTGCATCATTTACAATGCTTCTCAGGGTAATGCTGCTATTGCAGTTATCGACTTTGGTGGCACAAAGACATCAACTAACGGTGACTTTGTAATTCAGATGCCAGCTGCAGACGCATCAAACGCTATTGTACGCATTGCCTAATAAAGGATAAGTCGCATGGTTCTTGTTCTTAAAGATAGAGTTAAAGAAACCTCTACTGTTACAGGTACAGGTGCGGCTACCTTAGGCGGGGCTGTAGAGGGCTTTCAGTCCTTCAGTTCTGTACTCGCTGATAGCAACACTACATATTATGCAATCTCTCATAGGGATGCTGATGAGTGGGAAGTAGGATTAGGTACATACTCATCTAATACACTAACTCGTACTACAGTACTAGAGAGTAGCTCTGGTGGGTCAGCTGTCAGTTTTACTGCAGGTACAAAAGATGTGTTTATTACACTACCTGCTGAAAAGGCTATTACTTTAGATGCTAATGACGATCTTAGTGTAGGTAATATTATTACAACAGGCTACCTACGTGGCCCTGCTACTTTTACTATTGACCCTGCTGCCCACGGTGACAATACAGGTACTCTTGTAATTGCAGGTGACTTGCAGGTTGATGGTACAACAACTACTGTTAACTCTACTAGTTTAGCTGTTACAGATCTAAACATTACAGTGGCTAATGGTGCTGCTAATGCTGCTGCTGCTGACGGAGCAGGGCTTACAGTAGACGGTGCTAGTGCCACTATTACTTACGACTCTACTAGTGATCGCTGGGTAATGAACAAAGACCTGGCTACAGACCTTGTAGGTAATGTAACAGGTACTGTATCTGATGTAAGCAACCATAGTACAACTGATATCTCTGAAGGCACCAATCTGTACTACACTACAGGCAGGTTTGATACAGCATTTACTAGTAAGTCTACTACAGACCTCACAGAGGGTACTAACCTCTATTATACTACAGGTCGCTTTGACACTGCTTTTAGTGCTAAGTCTACTACAGACCTTACAGAGGGTACTAACCTCTACTATACTACGGCTCGCTTTGATGCGGCTCTTTCTGGTAAGACTACATCTGATTTGACAGAAGGTACTAACCTTTATTATACTGACACTAGAGTTAATGCTGATATTGATGCACGTGTAACAACAAACTTTGTAGATAACTTAAACGTAGATGCTGCTACTCTTGGTGGAGACAGTAAAACGACAATCTTAGCTGATGCAGAGGCAAATGCACTAGCTCTATCCATCGCGTTAGGATAAGCACATGGCAAACACATTCAAGAACTACACGTCAGCATCGGTAGGCACATCTGCTGTCACGACATACACGGTCCCAGCTAGTACGACTTCGGTGACTATCGGCCTGACAGTCGCTAATACCACAGCAAGCCAGATCAAGATCGACGTACAGGCTGCTGGTGTGTACGTCATTAAGGATGCCCCTATTCCTGCTGGGTCAGCCCTATCAGTGCTAGACGGCAAAATCATTCTTGAGACCACTGACACTGTTGTTGTCACCTCTGACACTGCAACATCAGCAGATGTGATCCTGAGCGTACTGGAGCAGACATAATGAGCAAGGCACGGGACTTAGCCGATCTAGCTAAGAATGCTAATGATCGTTTAGACGATGTGGCTACCAGTGACGGTGCCTTGTCGAACCGAAATGTTATAGTAAACGGTGATATGAGAATATCTCAACGAGGAAGTTCGTTTACTGTAACAAACGCATATGGCCTAGATCGCTGGTACTGCCGCGAAAATACAGATGGAGCTTTGACCTTTTCTCAGGATAGTGAAAGCCCAGACGGGTTTTCTAAGTCGCTAAAGGTAAACGTAGACACGGCAGATACATCAATTGGGTATAATCGGTCTGCGTATTTAACTCAACGATTAGAAGGATATACAATAGAGCGTTTTGCCTTTGGTGGCTCTGGCGCAAAGAAGATTACGCTTTCGTTTTATATCCGCTGCTCTGTAACAGGTAAGTTTGGTGGCGCTATTGTAAATGGTTTTAATAACAACCGATCCTATGCTTTTACATATGATATAGACACTGCGAATACTTGGGAGCGCAAAACTATTGTGTTTGAGGGTGACACAGTAGGAACATGGAACGTAGATAATACGCAAGAAATGGCTATCTTTTGGAGTTTAGGTGGCGGTTCGACGGTTAAGAAAGCAGAGGGTTCGTGGGATGCAACAGCAAATGTACAATCTGCTACTGAAGCAGACACCGAGCTTTTAGAAACATCTTCTGCCACATGGTACATCACAGGCGTCCAGCTAGAAGTAGGCGACACAGCAACCCCCTTCGAGCATCGCAGCTATTCGGATGAGTTGGCGAGGTGTCAGCGGTTTTTTCAGTGGAACCCGTGTGGCCCTGTTTCTTTTAGTGGTGGGTCAAACCAAGCAGCGGGTGGGGTGGCACTTCCAGTTGCCCTCAGATCGACACCGACTATTACAGTTGTGACTGGTACGGATGCTATTGATGAGTTTTATGTTCAGCGTCGTGACCTTACTAATACTTTAACTATCTATGATGATAGTCCCTCAAACGTTCCAAAAACATCTTATTCGTTGTTTGGGAGTTGTGAAGCGGGGGCGACAGCAAACATAACGGGGTGTTTTATGGCGGGTCATTGGACTTTGGATGCGGAGTTGTAAAATGGACAATACGAACATTACATCTGCCCAGTATGTGCAGTATCAAAC